TTCATTATCTTTAGCTTTAGATTCTTTTTCTTCATTATCTTTAGCTTTAGATTCTTTTTCTTCATTATCTTTAGCTTTAGATTCTTTTTCTTCATTATCTTTAGCTTTAGATTCTTTTTCTTCTTTTTGTACTTTATGAAGTTCTGATAAGACACCTGTTATTTCATCTAACAATTTATCTTCTTTTCCTTCATAATCTTCATCTTTAGCCATAGCGATAATACCTTTACCAATTTCACGTAAGTGTCCTTCGTCATAAGCTTTAGATTCTTCTTTTGAGTCTTTTGCAAAACCCTTTAAGAAGTTTAACATATTAAATTTCATTTTAGTAATTCCTTTAAAATTTTTACTATCTGCAATTTTTGCGTCATTAACACGTCCTTCTTTAACTAAAGCTACGTGATTTGGTCGTATATTTCGCATTACAAAGTCATATTTTTTACCTCCAAATGTACCTTCTTCAGGAACTAAGTCATAAACATATCCAATAGATAAATCTTTACGTCCTTGTCCTGGATTTTTAGTAGCTAATTCAATTTCATCAATTGCTTTTTTAACTAAAACAGTAATTTTATTATATAGTTTTCCATCTTCGATTCTTGATAAACTACCACTGTGTCCAAACCATTTTTCGCGTTTAGGATTAATTGGAGTTATTTCAATATGATCATCTGTAAGAGGTAAATCATTATATAATGTAAAGGCTTTTTCTATTTCTTCTATTGGTCGATATAACCCATAAGTTTTATTTGGGTCTAAATTTAACATTTTCCAGTGAGTTATAGATTTGCCTAAATAATCACTAACTTCTTCTTTAGTTAAAACACAATTCTCAATATGTAAATAGCCATTATTGTCATATTTTCTATTTGAATCATCATACTCAACTTTAAATTCAGCTGAATCTTGAGCTTTATTAGTTATTTTACTCATTATTCTAAACTATCTTCAAATGGTAATATTGGGGATGAAAAGCAATAACATCTTGGTTTTTGTCCAGGATAAATATATTCACCATCAATATTACAACCTTTATCTAAATCATATATTCTATTATCTGCTTCAACATGTGATTTTCTTGGTTGTTTAGGTCTTGATGAATGATGCCATTTATTTTGCTTAATACCTAAACCTTTTTGTCTTGCATTATTAATAGTACTTGTTATTTTATTAAGTTGGTCCATAGCTATGAATTGAGCTCTAGATTCTGTAGAATGGCCTAAAGACATTATTTTTTCTTTAAGCCATTGTACATTTCTACCTTGTCCTGCTGCTTCATTAACAAAAAATTCTAATTCAGTTTTATACTTTTGAGGTATTGACTTTATTAAATTAACATTTTCTATTATTGCTGCTTTATTTGCATTTAAAGCAGCAGAATTTCTTTCATTTAGCTTAACAACTAGGTTATTATACAATATTTTAGGAGCTTTATTTAAAGATTTTTTTAATTCAGTGGTTACATTATCATTTATAGAAGTTACAAATTGAGTTGAAATAACTTCAGATTTTCTATCAATAAACATTTCCCATTGCGAGATTCTCATTGATAAAAAGTTATTTAATTGCTCAGCATTTGTAGTTTTTGAATATTCTTCAATTATTGATTTTCGTATATCTCTATTCATACTTTTAATAATAGATTTTAATTCTCTTAAATATCTTTTATAAGGAGATATATTAGGTTTTATTGGAGGTAATTCAATAAACTTTTTAGCCATTATAAAATACTTTCAAATTCTTTAGTTATTTCATTAATATAATTTCTTTCGCGTTCTTCTAAAACATTAAAATCAGAATTTGGATTATTTCTTAAAGCTTCTCTAATATCTTCACCATCAATAGCTTGTGATTGAGATAATGTAAAATAAGTATCAGCATTAATCTTATTAATTTCTGCTAATTCTTTTTCATTCATTTCTTCCATAGGTAAAAATTTAAAAGATATACTCTCATCGATTTCGCCCCAAATATTTAACATTGCCATTTGCATTATTTTAATTAAATGCGGTCTAACAATTTCTTCATTTAAGGACATACATAAATCATAAAATGAAGTCAATTCGTGCTCACCTGTAGAATTAAATCCTTGAGGAGATACTCCTAATAATTTAGTAGCAGGAATTTTAGGAACAATACACATAAATTCCGCAGCTTGACTTTCTAAATCTTTAAGTCCCGCTAATGTCATATTAATTTGACTAAATTCTTCATCTTTATCTATTGCAATAGTACCTGCATTTGCTTGAGTAGCATTAAAGATTTGTATACGTTGTTTTAATTGGCCTCTTATAATTGGGTCATCTGATGTTATAGTTTTTTCTACATTTGTTTTTAATACGTTAAGATTATAACGTTGAACAATAAATGTAACTGCTTTTCTTATACTTTCAAAGTCAGACACATAAGGCATACAATATTGAATTAATGGAACACCGTTAAATAAGTAAGTTGGTTTAAATATATCAGGAGCTTCATTATAAATAAACTTTAACAATCTACTATAATGAGTAGTTTTACCCATTACACTAAAAAATTCAGGTTTATAAAAGAATTCATTAAACGGATTAGTAGTGTCATATCTAATTGGTACTACCCACATTGGTTCTATTGCAGTTATATATTGCAAGTCACCTTTACCAATTGACACGTCATCAATAATTAATTCACTTTCAAGCTCTTTTAATGTTTCTTCATCAGGATTAATATAATCTATATTTTTACCTATGGCCGGGGCAATATATGAACCCCCAAATGCAAATGTATGATATAAAGCTTTTTGGATTGTTGCTCTAACGTCTAATCTTTCAAATTCTTTTTCTAATTCAACAATTCGTTTATTTACTCTTTCATTTATATCATCATTATCTTCATTATTTACAACAATAAATTCTATCCATTTTCTAAGCATTTCAGTAGATAACGTTTTACATATAGCATTTAATATACCATTAGTAGATAATAACATTGCTAAAGCTGCATAACCTATAAATCCCGTATCAACCATAGATGTTACAGCTTTTGGTAAGTTATATCCGATTCCATTTATTTGTCCATAACGAGCATTAACTGAATCATAAGCTTTATATGCATCTTTACTAATGACATTTTTTATATCGTCATATTTACCTGTCTCAGGATTAATTACTTTCGGTAAACTCCAATTGAATTTCTTTTTAGGATTATCGCTAACATCATTTACTGAAGCTCTAATGCTATTATCTTGTTGTCTAATATGTTTCTTCATCTACCACCTCAAAAGTTCTTCTAATGCATTAGGATTAATTAATCTATGTGAATTTGCCATAATGTGTTTATTTAATGCATATCTTATAGCATCCCATAAATGATTATTAGCATCTATAGGTTCGCCTATTATTTTACCTGTCAATTTATCAGTTTTATACTTATAATTATGTGCTTCATATATCATATTAACACATTTAGGATTAATGATTATCTTTTTACCTAATAAGTATTCTATACCACTTTCAACGCTACCTTTATTCTTTTTTGCACCTTCAATATTTAATCCATATAATTTTAATTGTGCAATAGTATCATTTCGAGCAGAATCAGCTATCCAATCTTCTTTTAATCCCTCAGGCATTAATTCTTTTATTTTTTCGGTATAATATGTTGGAACTAATTTATGTTCGTATATTTCTCTATTAACATAGATTGTATCTTCATCTAAAAAACATAATTCTACCATAGCTGCAGGATCGGGATTATAACCAAAATCCATACCATATAGCATTTCAATACGTTTGTTATTATAAATCCAAATATTATCCATTCTTGTAATATTCATATCTAATATTTGGAATTTGCCTTTAAATATAACATCTTCAGATATATCAATTACTTTACCTAAATAAATATGCTCATATCTAGGATAGTCATTACGTTTCATTCTTTCAATTTTTTTAAGAATTGTAAGACTATTGAATGGATTATCAGGATAATTTATTTCACATCGATATATATCATCTTCTAAGTCTTCTTCAATAAAACGGCGATAAGTAGCTGATGTTTTTTCTCTAGGATTAAAACAAATAATCATTTGAGAGTTTTCAGCCCGAATAGTTGGGTCTAAAGTATCCCATAGGTCGTCTGTAATAGTTTCAGCTTCTTCTACAAATACAATATCAATATTTGGTATCGATTTGATTTGCATAATATCACGGCGTAAACCTTTAAATATGAATTCACTACCATTAATATTGGTTATTTTATCACATTTAACTATAAAATGATTATTTGGATATTTTTTAGCATTATTTAAATCATACTTATAAATAAGTTCTGATAGTTCTGCATAAGTTGAAGTGGCTATTGAGGATTGGTATTCACGCGTACAAATTACTTTATGTCTACGTGTCATTGTTCTTTGAATAAGTTTTCTTATAACTGTTGCGGTTTTACCTGATGAACGTCCACCAAATAAAACTTGATACATTTTATTGCTTTTAGCAAAATCAATAAGCTTATTAGGTATTTCAAAATTGATAGTTTTATATTCTTCATTCATTTACTTAGCTATAAAGTTAACTGCCATTGAAGGTTTATCATCAGGATTATTAATTATTGAATTGTTGTTAACTACAACAGCAGTTGAAGGAGTAACACCTTCAACTGTACTATTGAGTTCCTTCAATATGTACATTAAATCTTTAATAAACAATGTATTGCGTTCATATACAATTCCATTGTCTTTTTGTTCTTTAACATATACACCAGAAGGATTGGCGTCTATAACATTTTCAATTTGTCCAATGCCTTTATACAAAGCATATAGTAGTCTTAGACGCACATTATCAGCCATTAGAGACGCGGATAAATCTTTTAGTACTTCAGTTTTGAAGATATTAGCTTCATCACCTTGTAATACATGTTTTATTTCGTTTGAGCTATCAATTAACTCATTTACTTTTTCAATTACTGATTTTTTGATTTTACGGGTTCTAGCTGATTCCCATTGTTCTTTTTTAATTTTTTTACTTATTGCAACTTTAGATATGCCATATTCATCAGCTAAATTTTGCATGGTGTAACTACCTGTTTCCCATTTGACTTTGATTTCAAGCCATTGTTCTTTAAGTAGTGCCACGATATTCTCCAATAAGTTTATGTATAGCGTTTTGGGTAATTAGTTATTTTATTGACTTTTTAGTTTTTATGATTTTAACGTTTTAGCATTTTTTAAGGCTCTCAGATTTGAGATGACTGTTTTGTTTATATGTGACATTATATCATACGTTAACAAATAATGTAAACTATTTTTTCATTTACTCATTCCAGATGTCGACTTAATCATTGACCCAAACTAAGTTATTGATTAGCTATAACATTTTAATTTTGACCCTAACTTTTCAAAAAATTGACCCAAACTAAGTTATTGATTCTATTGAATAAACCCTAACTTTTAATACATACCCAAACATTTCTCCCCATATACACGTAAATATTTTCTCCTATATACGTATATATTTTTTATATTTATATTAGAAAAAAATTAAAGTTAGTATTATTAGATATTATGGCTAATCAATAACTTAGATTGGGCCAAGAGCCAAAAAGTTAAGGTATGTACAATAATGTTTTGGCTAATCAATAACTTATACCATTTTCTGCGCTTATCTTACATTGGTGATTAACCCAAACTAACTTATTGATTAGCCATAACATTTTAAAATTATGAATTTGGTCTAGAACAAATTCGGATATTTTTTTAACCATTTTTATGCATAAAAAAATCCAAAATGAAAATTTTGGATTTTAAAATTTTTTGATGATTTTTAATCATTTTTTAACTATTTTTATAAATCTAAGTTAAATATTTCTAAAATTTTTTCTCGTTCCATTGGATATTTTGTCCATATTTTTCTATTTTTTCCTTCTAAAAATATTTTTTGAGGGTGAATTACATAGCCTAATCTTTTTAAAAGTTGATTTTTTTTATGATTTGTTAAAGTAATATGAGGATATTCCATTTCAAAATCTTCAAAAAGAGATGCAGATTCTAATGCTTCAAGATTATAAAATTTTGATGTTTTGGTTAGTAAGTCTTTAATCTCATCTAATCCTTCAATACTTGCTTCTTCAGTTAAAATCATAGAACGTTTATAATTAGTCATAGGTGCTTGTTTTATTTTAATAAATTCTTTACTAATTTCATATTCTAATAACCATTTGCGTATTTGCCCTGGATTATTTCTTAAAGCATCAAATAGTTCCATAAAATAGGTAACATGTGGTTTACCTGTTAAGTTATCAATTTCTTGTAAACTTTTTAACTCAACAAATATAATCCACCAACGTCTATCATCTTCATCAATAGGTAATGCATCTTTATAGTTAGTAAAACATATATAATTAGTAGTATTATATGTTGTATATTGTTTAATACCTTTGTCATTGATTTGAATCATTCTATCAGTTATAAGAGGTTTTAATGCATTAATAGCTTCAAATCTATTATGCCCTACAACTCGTAATTCTTCTAATACATTTACTGCAACTCCTGTAGCCCATCCATTAAATTGAGATACTACTTGAGTAGGTGATACTGTTCCAATATTTCTATCACCAAGGCAATATCTTAATAACTCTCCAAAAAATGACTTACCAACACCCTGGATAGCTTGAATAACTGGACTCCATAAGATTTGTCTACCCGGATATTGAATTTGATGAGCTAACCATTCTGTAAATATTTTAGAATTATCATCAGTTGAGCATATAATTTTAATATGTTGTTTTATTTTTTCTATTGCTTCTAATCCTTCATCAGTATATTCTTCATCTGTTAAAGGAATAGTTGTCGGATTAAATGTATTTAATATTTTTTGATTA